CGGAGTTTTCAAAAAATGGCTATTCAATTTAGAGACAGAACCATTGATGATTTCAAGGGTAAGCTAGTTGGTGGCGGCGCCAGACCTAATCTGTTCGAAGTTCAAATTCAACTTCCAACTGGTCTGGGTGTTGCCTCTCCTGGTAGTGGTAGTGAGCAGTCGATTGAAGAAAAGATGCGTTTTATGGTGAAAGCTGCTCAACTTCCTGCTTCTACTGTTGGAGACATTCCAGTTGCTTTTAGAGGTCGTATTCTTCACGTTGCTGGAGACAGAACCTTTGATCCTTGGACTGTCACCGTCATCAATGACACCGACTTTTCTATCCGTTCTGCGATGGAAAGATGGATGAATGCAGTTAATAATCATAAGTACGATTCTGGTACTATTGATCCAAATGCATATCAACAAGATGCTAGTGTTCTGCAACTCGGCAGACTTCCTGATAGAGAAGGAACCAAACAGATTCCTGTTCTGAGAAAGTATAAGTTCCACGGAATTTATCCAACTCAAGTAACAGCTATCGATCTGGATTATGCTAGCACCGATACCATCGAAGAGTTCCAAGTTCAGTTCCAAGTCAACTGGTGGGAAGCTTTTAGAGTTGGTCAAGGTGATGCCGAGGCTGACGATCTGAGTAATTGATAAATACCTTTACGGTAAAGACTCTATAAAATGGCTTCTCTTTTTGGTTTTTCTATTGACGATTCATATAAGAAACCAGCAAAGACGGTAGTCTCTCCCATTCCCGAAAACAACGAGGATGGGGCAGACTACTATCTTGCATCTGGATTTTATGGTCAATATCTGGATGTAGAAGGAGTATTCAAAACTGAATACGATCTTATTCGTAGATACCGCGAAATGGCTCTACATCCAGAAGTTGATTCTGCAGTTGAGGATATTATTTGTGAAGCCATTGTTTCAGATTTAAATGATTCTCCAGTAGAAATTGAACTTTCCAATCTTCAGGTTAGTGATAAGGTAAAAGATATCATTCGTTCAGAGTTCCAATACATCAAAGAGATGTTGGACTTTGATAAAAAAGCACACGAGATTTTTAGAAATTGGTACATTGACGGTCGTATCTACTATCATAAAGTTATTGATCTTGCAAAGCCAGAAGAGGGTATTAAAGAACTTAGATACATTGATGCTCTCAAGATCAAATATGTTAGAGAACAAAAGAAAAAGAATGGTGAAAATCTAAATGCAGTTTTGAATGGATCTGCAGTAGATAATAGCCCAGAGAAATATGATTTTCCTGGTATTAATGAGTATTTCATTTATACCCCAGGATCAAATCAAAACAATCAATACGGATCTGTTGCCGTAACTTCACAACAAAGAGACTCGGTAAAAATTGCAAAGGATGCAATTGCATACTGTACTTCTGGTCTTGTAGATCGTAACAAACACACTGTTCTTTCATATCTGCATAAGGCAATCAAAGCTCTTAACCAACTGAGAATGATTGAAGACTCTCTGGTTATCTATAGATTGTCTCGTGCTCCAGAAAGAAGAATTTTCTACATTGACGTAGGTAATCTTCCAAAGGTTAAAGCGGAACAATACCTCAGAGAGGTAATGAGCCGTTATCGTAACAAACTCACCTATGATGCCAGCACTGGTGAAATTCGTGACGATAAAAAATATATGTCGATGATGGAAGACTTTTGGCTTCCACGTAGAGAAGGTGGTCGTGGTACAGAAATCACCACACTTCCTGGTGGTCAAAATCTTGGTGAACTTACAGACGTTGAATATTTCCAAAAGAAACTTTATAGATCACTCGGAGTTCCAGAGTCAAGAATGAACATTGACAATGGATTTAGTTTAGGTCGTTCTTCTGAAATTCTTCGTGACGAACTTAAGTTTACTAAGTTTGTTGGAAGAATGAGAAAGAGATTCAGTAATCTGTTTCACGATATTCTGAGAACTCAACTCATTCTAAAAAATGTCATTACTCCTGAAGAGTGGGAGTATATGAGTGATCATATTCAATATGATTACCTTTACGACAATCATTTCTCTGAACTTAAGGACGCTGAACTGATGCAAGAACGTCTTGGTCTTCTTGCGACTGCAGATCCATATATCGGAAAATATTTTTCTGTGGATTATGTTCGTCGTAAGATTCTCAGACAAACTGACGTTGAGATCTTAGAACAAGATCTTCAGATGGCTGCAGAAAAAGAAGCTGGTGTCATTCCGCCTTCAGAAGAAGAAATGATGTTGGCAACTCAAGCGGCTCAAGCCACTGGTGGTATGGGCAATATCCCACAAGATATGGAAATGGATACGAGTGCAATGCAAGCACCGGCGAATCCAGAACCTAAGGGTGGGGAAATATAAATAAAAGATAGGTATAAATTTTTATCTTATGGATGAACTAATGGATTTGATGATTGCTGACGAATCTCCGTCTGAAATTAGTGATGCAATCAAAAACGTTCTTTATGCCAAAACTGCAGAAAGAATTGAATATGCAAGACCATATGTAGCTGACGCTATGTTTGGTTTAACTGATGATGAGGAAGAATATGATGATGCAGAAGAGAATGAGTATGATGAAAATTCTGGTGAAATTGATGATTACGTAACAGACGAGGACGAGTAATGGCACATTCACCGGTTGGTAATGGTATTAGTTTTAATACCAGCACAACATCTGCACAATCAACTCAGTTTGCAGTTCAATCCGATACGTTAAGAGTTGTTGCTGTAACAGCAAACGCTCACGTTGCGATTGGAACTACAGCTGTTGCAACGACTGCAGATTATTTTGTTCCCGCTGGGACTTCTGCAACCTTGGCTATTGTGCCTGCCTCTGGAAGAGTTCAAGGTATCGTAACTGCATCTGCATCAATTATCACCTTCCAAGAAGGAACTGGATGCCCATTCCAAGTTGATGATGTTGTAACAATTAGTGGAGTTACTGGAGTTACTGGTTTTAACACAACTGGAAAAGTAGTTTCAGTTGATAACAGTGCTGGTCTCGACGGATACTTTTCATCAAGAATGACAATTGATCACGACAGCAGAGCACTGACAGCAGCTAATGCAGATTTTAGTTCTGCATATGCAAGAAAAACTCTTGTTGTTGCTGCCAGAACTGATGCTGGAACAGGAAAATTATACGCACAACAAGTACAACTTTCAGGACAAGGCTGATGAAACTCATCACAGAAGAAATCGAAAACGTAGATGTTATCGTTGAATCTAACAACGGTAAAAAGAGCCTCTTTATTGAGGGTGTTTTTCTCCAAGGCGGTATCACAAACCGTAATGGAAGAATGTATCCAGTACAAACGTTAGCTCGTGAAGTACAAAGATACAACGAAAACTTTGTGATGAAAGGTCGTGCTCTTGGTGAACTCGGTCACCCCGATGGCCCAACCGTCAATCTTGACCGTGTTTCCCATAAAATTTGTTCACTTCGTCAAGAAGGAACAAACTTTATTGGCAAGGCTAAAATTCTTGAGTCAACTCCAATGGGTAAAATTGCAGCTTCCCTGCTTGGAGAAGGTGTAAAACTTGGAGTTTCTTCAAGAGGTGTTGGTTCACTGCAACCAACAAACGAAGGGTACAGTGTTGTAGGAGAGGACTTTACTCTTGCTACAGCTGCTGACATCGTTGCTGATCCATCTGCCCCTGATGCCTTTGTAAATGGCATTATGGAAGGTAAAGAATGGATCTGGGATGGTGGTATTCTTCGTGAAAGAATGGCCCATAAAACCTACAAGAGAATCAATACTCTTGTAGATCAAAAAAGATTGGATGAACAGAAACTTAATCTGTTCCAAGATTTCTTAGCAAATCTCTAATTTATAAATAAATATAGTTTATTACAAGGTAAAATCGGAGAGTTCAAATGTCCCGTGGGAAAAATTTACAAGAAATGGAGAACGCCGTAACCAGAGGTGCTAAGCCTGCTGAAAAAATGCAAACCATGGCTGGCGTAAGTTATGAAGATCTCGGTGGCCCAACTCCAGAAAACTATCGTCCCGATGACGATTCAGCTAAACTTGGTACTGCTAGTGCCGCTGGTGTTCCAGATGGTGCTCACGCCAGAAACCTCGCTTCCGTAAAAGGCGTTATGGCCAGAAAGGAAGAAGTAGAAACCGAAGAGGAAATCATTGCCGAATCGGAAGAAGCTGAAGAGGAACTGATTGAAACCGAAGAGGATGCTGAAGAGCTTCCAGAGGTTTCTGATGAAGTAGATGTAGAGGAAGATGTAAATGCTCTCCTCGGTGGCGAAGAACTTTCCGAAGAGTTCAGAGATAAAGCAAAAACCATTTTCGAAGCTGCTCTGAAATCAAAAGTTGTTGAAATCAGAGAGGCTCTCGAAGCCCGTTATGAAGCTCAACTTATCGAAGAAGTTGAAGCAATGAAGGTCGAACTCGTCGAGCGTGTTGACTCCTATCTGGAGTACGTTGCCGATGAGTGGGTAACTGAAAATGCCCTTCAGATTGAACAAGGTCTGAAGACCGAAATGACCGAATCATTCCTTGCTGGTATGAGAGGTCTTTTTGAAGAACATTATGTAACAATCCCTGAAGATAGATACGATGTAGTTGAGAGTATGGTAGAAAAACTTGACGAAATGGAGACAAAACTCAACGAGCAAATCGAAAGAAATATCTCCCTCAACAAGCGTCTCGCAGAGTCGGTTGCTGATGGTATCCTTTCCGATGTCGCTGAAGGTCTGACGACCACTCAGAAAGACAAGCTCGCTTCACTTGCCGAAGGTGTTGAGTTTGAAAGTGAAGAATCTTATAAGGAAAAGCTGATGACTCTGAAAGAGTCATATTTCAAGGCTAGTCCAAAGAGAAGTGAGTCGGAAGTCCTGACTGAATCAGCTGACCAATCCGTTTCTGACGTGATGGCTGCTTATATGCAGGTACTGTCCAAGTCAGTTCAAAAGTGAACTTAACATTATAAAGTAAACAAACACACTACAAAAGGTAAACGCAAATGTTCCACGCCGAGCATCTGCAGGAGAAGTGGGCTCCCCTCCTCAACCACGAGGGGCTTGATCCTATTCGGGA